TCACGGAGCCAGTAACACTTGCAGAAGCAAAGGCATATTGCAGAGTTGACAACAACGTTGAAGATGCTTTGTTTAATGAATTAATTACCCAATCAAGATTAGCAGTCGAGAAAGCCGCTAACATAAGTATCACCGCTAAAACGGTGACTTTATGGTTTACGAATGCAGCCGGTAATTTTCAGCTACCTTATGGTCCAGTAACTTCGTTTACTAGCTTAACGGATGCAAACGGTAACGCAATCGCTAATACTGTTTATATTTTAGTAGGTGGACCAAATCCAAACCTACAACGTCCTGAATGGGCAAATATGAAGGCTATTTATACAACTGGAATGTCAACCGTTCCCAAAGAGATAAAGATTGCCATATTAGACCAAATTAACTACGGCTACGAAAATAGAGGAATGGACGTTGACGATATGGGTATATGTGAGAAAACTTGGCGAGTGTGTCAAAGATGGACAAGAACAAGCCCAATTTTATAATATGAGAATAGGACTACATAAAGACAATTACGTTGACGCTAATTCGATGACTCGTTTAGTGGGCGTTTACGCTCCAACACGGACAAGCGATGGCGAAGGCGGATTTACTACAACTTTTACTCTTCAAGCGACTGTATGGGGTGATTATAGGCCAAGTACGCAAAATAGAGCGTTATTAGAGGCTCAACTATCTTTTACTAGAAATGCAAAGCTGTTTGTTAGATATGACCTTACAATAAACGATACTTACCAATTAGTAGTAGAAGGCCAAACGTTTACGATCCACTCAATTAAGGACGTGGACAATGCGCATAGATTTTGGGAAATAGAAATGTATGCTTAAATGGCTTCAATAACAATAGACATAAAAGGAATGAGCGAGGCTTTGGGTAAGTTTGACAAATATGGTAAAAAGGTTCAAGCTGAAATCAAAGACGAAGTAGGCGCCTCGGCCTTAAAGATATATTCCGATGCTAAGAGATTAGCTCCGGTTAATTTAGGTACTTTAAGGAATACCATATTTATTGAGTCGGTTTCTCCGGCGGCTAATAAGTTTATGTTTACTATTGGAGCAAGCGCAAGATATGCGCCTTATGTAGAGTTTGGAACGGGTGGCAAGGTTTCTATTCCTGTTGGATATGAAACTTACGCATCACAGTTCAAGACTAAAACAGGGGGAACGTTTAAGGAAATGGTTAAGGCTTTAATGGTATGGGTAGAAAAGAAAGGGATAGCAAGTGGAAAGCAAACTAAGTCGGCTGCTTATATGATTGCCTTAAGTATATTAAGAAAGGGGTTAAGACCTCAACCGTTTTTAATACCGGCATTTGAACAGGAAAGACCTAAATTAAAATTAAGAATATTAAATATAATAAAAAATGCTAAATCCTAATATTGAAATAAAGAAATGGTTTGTTACCAATTTGGGAACAGCTACTAGCTTGCCTGTTTACGATGGTATTGCTCCGGAAAATAACTTATCCGAGTATATTATTTTAGACGGTAGAACTTCAAGTCAAGAGCAAGGTAAATCAGGTTACACAAATACTAATACTATCATAGTGGACATTGTTACAAAAAATGCTAACTTTGGCTATAAACGTTCGGAAACTATTTCCGATTTGGTATTGGCTAACATAAATTCGGATACTACAATAACACTTCCTGGCGGATGGACTTCGTCAAGTTTATTTGTAAATAGTATCACAAATTTAGACGGTTTAAACCCTTTGGATAATGTATTTAGAACGCTTATAACATATAATTTAACAATAACTCAAATTTAATAAAATGGCAGAAACTAAAGTATCAGGTAGAGATTACCTATTATTAGCGGACATTGACCTTAACGCTGCATTTAAGCCGGTCGCTTGTCTTACTTCAAACAATATTACTTCATCATTGAATGTAATAGACGCAACTTCTAAATGTGGGGATCAGTTCCAACCAGGACCAGCTTTCACACAAACAATCAAAGCAGACGGTTTTGCAATCGACCAAACCGGAACAGCTTCTAAAGACAGTTACAATCAGTTGTACTCTGCTTTTATCGCTGGAACAGTTTTCCCTATTAAAATGGGTGAAGCTACTCCAGTTGCAGGTAACGTAGTTTACTCGGGTAACGTATTTATTTCAGCATTTGATGTAATGGCTGCGGATAAAGAAGATGTGAAATTTAGTGCGACTTTCACGGTTGCAGTTCCACCTTTAACGCAAACAGTAACAGCTTAATAAAAAACAATAAACACTATGTACGAATTAAAACTAAACAACAAAACAATCCCCTTAAAATGGGGTACTTGGTCAATGCGTGAATTTTGCGTAGCAAATAACATAGGGATTGATAAGTACTTTGAATTATTAGGGAAAACACAATTTGATTTAGACTTGGTCGTTAAAATGATCTATATAGGTTATAAATCAGCTTGTGTAAGCAACAAGGAAGCGGTAGAATATACTGAGGACGATGTTTGCGATTGGTTAGATGAAATAGGCGGACTTTTTAATGTAGAAGGACAATTCATTGAATATGTTAAATACATTATTTCAACTACTGTGACAACTGTTCAAGGAGTTACTAAAGAAGAAAAAAAAAAGCCTAATAAAGCTAAGTTGGGATGATATTTTAGTAAAAGCTGCTGAATGCAATATAAGACCCAATGAGTTTTGGGAAATGACTTGGAAGGACTTTTCCATTATTGTAATGGGGAACGAAAAGAAAGAGTTAAATGAATGGGCGAGGACTAGAAACCTCGCCTATATTATATACCTAAGTAACACGGCGGATAAATCCCCTAAATCACTTAGAACGTTTTGGCACATACCGGCGATTGATGACATTGAAGGTGAAGAGGAAAAAACTATGTTAACGGACGAACAACTTGCAAGGACTTTAAAATTATATGGAGTAAACTAATATAAAATGGCTACGGAAAATTTAGAGATTAATATAGGAGCGAATACGCAAGACTTACAAACCGGTTTAAATCAAGCCTCTCAATCAGTTACTAATTTTGGCAATTCGGTAAAAGCAAACACAAAACCAACCGCAGAAGCTACAAATGCTTTATCAAACTTATCAAGGGTTGCACAAGATGCTCCTTATGGGTTTATGGGTATTGCGAATAACTTGAACCCATTATTAGAAAGTTTTCAACGATTAAGCAAAGAAACAGGAAGTGCAGGTGGAGCATTGAAAGCAATGGTAGCAGGTTTATCAGGACCAGCAGGTATTGGTTTGGCTTTAGGTGTTGTATCTTCTTTAGTTGTGGCATTTGGAGATGACATATTGAATTTTATAAATGGAGTAACTGATGCAGAAAAAGCACAACAAAAATTTAATAAAAGTCTTGATGATGTAAGTAAACAAGCCGCTATACAAGCTTCAAGTTTAAATGTTTTAATAGGAATTGCAGAAAGTGCAAATGCAAGTGACATACAAAGGGCAAAGGCTTTAGATGCAGTAAAAGAAGCATTAGGCAAAGTTAATCAAGACTATGCAACTAATATTAAAACAACTAATGATGCAAAGGACGCAGTAAATGAATATACAAAAGCTTTAATTCAACAAGCAGTAGTTAAAAGGTTTCAAGATGAATTAGCTAACAAAGCAGTTGATTTAGCTAAAACACAGTTGCAAATAGAGCAAGCTCAAGCAAATCTTGCTAAAACTAAAAAAGACTTACCAACTTCAAGTGGAATAGGTGCATCAATGGAAATTACTGCTATTGCTAATGAAGATAAATTAGGTTTTGCATATAAAGGAGTAAATGATGCTGTTTCTAAAAGAAATGTTTTATTAAAAGAACAAACTGATTTAGAAAAACTTAAATCACAAGCTATTGACGAAGCGGTTAAAAATCCTTATTTTACTGGGTTATATACTAAAGAAACACCAACTCCAACTATTAAACCAACAACGGCAAGACCTGGAACACCTGCAACACAAACAAAAGAGCAAGTTGATACTTCTTTATTAGAAACATTAAAATTAAAGCAAAAATTATATGCAGATGATGTTTATGCGTATAAAGAATATGCAGATAAGATTACAAATGAAGAGTTAAGAGTAGCATTAGAAAGAGCAAGAATAAATAAAGCAAGTGCAACCGAATTAGAAAGTATTAAAGAACAATCTGGAATAAAATTAGAATTAAATACAATTCAATTATATAAGTCTTTAGATAAAATATTTTCAGCTGCGGATAAAGAATGGCTAAGAAAACAAAAAGAAGCTAATAAAACAGCAGAAGATGAAGAGGATAAGGCAACAAAAATAAGATTAAAACAAGAGGCAGACAAACAAAAACAATTAGAAGCTTTACAAAAACAGCAAGAGAAATTTGCTAATTTTATTGCTAGCAATTTGACTGGTGCTTTAACGAGTATGTATGACGCTATTCAAAAAGGGGAAAGTCCTTTACAAGCATTAGGAGATTATTTTGGGAAATTAGTTGAACAAATCGCAGCGGCTGCTATTCAAGCTGCAATATTCCAAGCAATCTTAATGGCTGTTGGTGGTGGTGGCGGTGCAAGTTTTGGCGAAGGATTTACTAAGATATTTAAAGGCTTACTAGGAATGGCTGAGGGTGGAATAGTTACTCGTCCAACTATTGCTATGGTTGGAGAGGGTGGACAAAGCGAGGCTGTTATGCCATTGAATAAATTAGGTAATATGATGAATAGCACATTTGCAGCCGGAGCAATGAGTGGAACAGGAAGTGGTGGGAACGGTCAATTTGTATTAAGAGGACAAGATTTACTATTATCAATAAATAGGAGTCAAAAGGCATCAAATATTAAAGGACAAACAATCAGTTTAGCGTAATGGCATACGGTTTAAGATATACAATTAGTCAAATATTAAGAAATGGTAACACTCAAACTATTGAACTATTTGAAAGAGATTATACTGCTGGTGTTGTTAAAACATACAAACCAACTTCAATAATTCTACAACCAAATTCAAGTGAGGAATATCCTTACCCTACTATTTTATCTAGTGAATTAAGATTTGGGATTATTTTAGAAACGGAAGACGATTATACGCAATTCCCAAACGTTTTAACTCAAGACAATAGGAAGTATTTTGTAATATTAAAGGAAAGCTCGGCGGTAATGTGGAAAGGGTTTTTATTTAATGACTATTCACAAATAGGATTTTCAACTGGTATAAATGAAGCTGATTTCTTAGCTATTGACGGCTTATCTTACATAGAAACTATTGAATATGTTCCTGACGATAGTATAAATCAATTAACTAGACATATTGATATTATTAATACTGCATTGAGTTTATTGCAATATCCAAACAATATAAATTTAGTTGTTGCTTGTTCTTATTTTGCAAGTGGTATGGTAAATAGAACTAATAACGTACAAAACGAGCCATTTAGCCAAATTTATCAATATAGAAGGGATTATTTAGGACAATCATATTATACAATCTTAGAAAATATAATGAGGTCTTTTAACTGTCGTTTATTTCAAGCTAGTGGTGAATGGTGGGTATGCTCGATAAATGAAATGGCAGCTCCAGTAAATTATTATACAAAGTATTCTTTACCTACATTATCAATAGTTTCATCGGGTGTTTTAAATAATCAAATAAATATACAGGCTTACGCTTCTAATAATGTTCACTTTGTTAATAATAGTCAAATAAAATTATTTAAGAAAGGGTTTTATAATATACAAGGAAGAGGGAATTATAAT